TTACTGTAACCGAATACTGTATATCGAATCAAACTGATACGGATCGGATAACAAAACCTTTCCATTGGAATCTACCACAATCTTTTCGCCTTCTTCAATTTGCGATAGCTGAATATTTCCTTTTAAGTATTCCGAAGCACCCTGAATGAGATAGCAATTATCTGTGCCATACAGTTGATTGGGAGCGGTTGCATAGATAGAATTATTACTTAAATCTACCTTTGTTACAGTAAGTTCCGATTTTGTCCTCCCCCACGTATGCAACAGGAAACCGCCTATAAGAATCGCTACGACCAATGCCATACCAATGATCGCCAATCTCTTATTTGGCTTTGCCATTTTACGCACCCTTTTCGTAATCATCTGGAACTTCACCCAATTCTTTTGTTATTGGCCTGCCCAATATTATAATTAGTAGCACCGCTATTACCGCAAAAATTAACACAATTTTTCTTACTTTCATCCGAAACGCTCCTTTTTAGATTTATTTCTCATTGCGGGACTTTTTAATTTTGCAATTCACAATCCGACTTGCAAGATAAATTATCCCAAAAGTAAGGATGTAATTGTTAGTTATAAACTTTGTAAAGGTCGCTTGTTCCCCTAATCTTATTTCAACAAAGTAAAATATCAAATACTGCACAATTAGCATACTACCAACGTCTACTACCAGTTTTTTCACTATCTTCGGCTCCTCTCTATAAACCCTTTTATCCAGATAACGCAGCAAATCACTGGTTTGTTGCAAGATTTTCTGTTTTTGTCTATCTTAACAAAAAATCGCTCAGGTGTTTGTGCTTCTTCACAAATATTCAAGCAATTTTCTGTTAAGAAATACTTTCTGCGATTTTGAAAACTTCATCCATCGGAATATTTCCCATTATCATATGCGCTATACCATCTTGCTCCCAGTTGAGAATATAAACAGAGATTCCACTTTCTACAGTACTCGTTCCCAAAGATGCGTCCACGTCACCAATTTTTACAATTTTATAGGTCGTATGCTCATTATCAAACAACGCTTGGTTCCCCGGCTGGATAACTGAGCATTGAACTGTATACCCTATACTGCTTTTTTTCGATGAGTAAACATACAAAAAGGCTTGTGCATCATCATACCCTTGTTCATAATCTCGTTCAAATCCATCCGGCACATAATGGTCGCTGTATCCATTCGGAAGCTGTTCCAATGGTTCTCCATCCACTTGATACGTCAGCTGCATCTCAATGGGCAGAAATTTTTGAATCATCGTATAGACTGTCTTGCGGAAGTCTGCGCTTACTGCAAGCGCACCGAGAGTTAAAATTACCAGCGTCAGGGCTGCAACAAGCACCCGTTTCAGCATAGGGCGGCGTTTATGCAATGCCGCTTGCAGGCGAGCATCCCATCGGGAAGTATCCGGGTAGCGTTCCTTAAGCTGTGCTGGAGTTGGCAGTTCGTCCAGTTCTTTTTGTGCATCTGCACGGAGTGCCATCATCAATGCAGCGTCAAAAGAAACTTCTGTCCGCTCACTCATGGCTGTTCAACTCCTTCCACAATATTTTTCTTCCACGGAAAAGCCGCATCCGAACCACTTCATCCGTCAGTCCAAGCGATTCGGCAATCTCCCGGTTGGTGTAGCCCATCGCCAAAAGGCGCAGTGGATCACGGTACATCGGCTTCATCTGCCCAATCAGTTCTGTCAGGTGTTGGATGTTATCGGTGCTGACTACTGCATCATCCGGCACCGGGGCATCATCTGGTGCGTCCGGGACTTCTTCCAGCGGTTCTTCTCGCTGCTTGCGAAGCATATCGTATGCACGGCTTCTACTACAACTAACGAGATAAGCAGCGAGTTCGTGACAGTTTTCTCGATGAATTTTAGAAAAATTTTTGGCAACGTACAAAAAAACCTCTTGCAGCACATCTTCTGCCAGATATGAATCGCCCATAATTTTGTAAGCGGTATGGTAGACCAGCCGCTTGTAGGTATTATATACATCTATAAATTGTTCTTCGCTGCTCCGGTCATCCAGAACTGCCAGATACATTGCCAGCATTTTCGCTCACATCCCTCTTATCGGGAGGAATTATGTCAATTTGACACAATTCCTCTCTGCCCATTCATATAAACCACCACGGCAATTCCAGCCACAGGTTATCCATGGCCTGTTCTTCGGTCTTTTTGGCGCGGCTTTTTGTCAGGTGAAAGTATATCGCCGTGCCGATCAGCGGATGTTCCTCGCCATCAGTAAAGCCATAGCGGTACAGCAGATAGGTCTGCTCCCGTTGGGTCAGCCGTTTCAGGCCATCGTACAGTTCCCGGCGCGATTCCTGCTCTTCCATAATACTCTGCGGCTGCATGGCATAAGGGTCGGCTATGGCTTCGATGCGCCGCAGTTGTTCCTCTCCCGGCAGAACATCATCCAGCGAAACACGCTGGTAACAGATACCATCCTTGTCCTCCGTTACCATCCGCTGCTCAAAAGCAGTAAAGGCATCCCGAACCATGTCCATCATGGCGTTGCGGATGGCCGGAGCTGCGTAGGTCAGGAACTTCATGCCGCGCGCCGCATCGAACTTCGGCACGGCTTTCCACAAACCCAGATTGCCTGCCTGTTTCAAATCGTCCGTGTCAAGGTTCAGGCCGGACTGTGCCAGATTCATGCTGCGGAAAAGGTCATTTGCCACCTTGCCAATAAAGGACTTGTTGTTGTCGATCAGGCTGTCCAGCGCGGCAGCATCGCCTTTCTGTACCAGCGCACAAAGCCGTTCATTCGTCTGCTTCATGGGCGTTTTCCTGCTCTGCGGCAGACTGCAAGATTCCC